GCGATTTGCTTGTTGACATATTCCGCAAGTCTTACAGGTTACGTCTTCTCTTATCTGAGCCGGACATATTAAAGTCCTATGCCCAGCAGGTGTTCGAGACGGCACTTCTTTTGTGTTATCTGCTACACATACAGCAGGCAAACCCTGAGCCTTTGCTTTGTCAGCATCGATTAAACTTTCACATGAGGCATTAATAGTAAAGCCGTTTTTATTGGCGTACTTGATAGCTTCAACATTATGCGTATTTCTTTTATGGTGTGTGTATGTGTAACCACGTGCGCCTGATTCTTTGTTGGCTTCAACTAATCCCTTGAGTAAATCAAGTCTCATGAGTTCGTGACCTTCTGGATCACTTACGTATGGGATGTCTCCCGCTTGATTCATTCTCCATATTGTGTTGTGTTTCATGGATTTAATAAAATCTAGGAGACCTTGCCAGTCAGTGCCACGTTCACCATTGCTTACTTTTTGCCAATGTTGGCGCAAGTGGAAGCCTGATTTCGCATAGCATGACCCGCCTGCAAACGGGCAAGTGGTAGGACATGAGCTCTCTTCCGTTGTGGTGACTGGCATTTTGCCTGTCTTTGTATTGGAAGATACTTTTGTAATGTGAACTCTAGTCATACAGGCACACCTCTTATGTCTGCTTCCTTGCAAACACATAGATAGTTAAACAAGTCACTCGCGTGTTCATCTAACTTTCCTAAGTCTTGTAATGTTATGCCTAAATCATCAAGAACACAGTTTATAACTGCATCCTTAATGAAAGTATTAACGCTTTGTATATACATATAAACCCCCTTAAGCTAGTGATAGCTTGGAAGGTAGGGCATTTTTAGTATAAGAATTTCCTATTAATTCATAGGTCATCTTTCCGCGTAATGCTTTGCTATTACTAGGTTTAATAGCGTTCTTTCTTAGGTACTGCACCCAGAAGCCTAAGCTTTTATTATCATCATTAAGTAATGATAGTAAGCGCCTTCTTGAGACGTTGTTGTATTGGTATTCGTCACCTGATTGCTTAAACCTTACTATGACCTTGCGCTGTAATACATTAACAGCGGCAAATTCTAGACAGTCACTAAATCTAGGCTTAACGATAGTGTAACCAAACATAAAAATAATCCTCGAATAAATGAATAGTTAGCACATTAAAGTGCTAGTGATTGCAACGGATTTGCACCGTTCGTGCTGTGTTGTAGGGTCACCACACACCACGCACTAAAGGCAATCAGTTAGTAGTAAACTACTAAGGTGTATAATGATTAACACTTTCATATTCCCACCCTGTCCCTGACTCTCGATTGGTCAGGTCTGCCCCAGTATCTATTAGGGCGCTGCTATGTTTTAAACCTCGAACTCTGTTGATATACACCGAGTTACCGAGCTACTTAAGCCAGAATTTAGTTGTTATGTCTTCTAATGATTAATCGTGGTGTGGTTCTGGTTAGACAACCGAGGGGAACACCGCCGATGTATTTAATATACCATGGTGTATTCTTAGCTTGCAAGATCAAATGATACAGCCCGATGTTCAAGCCTGTTGGTGACTAACTAAATTCATGGTTGACCAGTAGCGCAACAGATCGCGAGAGAGTGAGAGCCGCGTGTGAACCGCGCACCTGTACGCTCCCGCGCGTTATTCGCGTGTGCGCCTGCGTTAATTGTTCCCGCTCCCGCGCGTTAGAAGCGCAT